TTAACCCCCGGAGCCGCCCATACTCTTACGGCGGAGCATGTTCCGACCGCGGGAACCGAGATCGGATCGGGAACGGCGTCCGTCAGTAGTCCCGCCAGTGGAGTAGTGGCGGCGCCCTATCGTGCCGGCAGCCTGACCAGCAGTTTGCGTCTTGGCCATGGTGTTTCTCCTTTTTCAGAGTGGATGTTCATTGCCTTAGCCGAAATATGTGAGCCGCTTATCCCGCGATCCAGCGCGAAAGGACGTTCCCGGCCGCTCCTGCCGCAGCCGCTACAGCCACGAGTGCGGCCATGCCCCCGGCCCGGCGGTTTTCGGCGGCTTCAAGCGCGGCAACGCGGGTTTCGAGCATGGACATGCGCTTGCCGTGGTCACGCAGGTTTGAAATGACCACATCGTCGATACGCTCGCGCAGTCCGGCAAGTTCGGCCTTGACCGCAGACAGTTCGGCCTTCACTTCGCCGAGATCCCGCAACATCTGCATGTCGTCGCTCATTGCGCCTCCTCAACGCTCTTGATCCACAGGAGCAGGTTCCCGGCCTCGCCTGCGGGCAGGTGCACCCACTCGCCGGGCTCGGTGAACGTCTCCCCCCGGTAGGTGTAGGACCACTCACCCGTCACGACGGCCCCCGGCGTCAGGGGAGCCGGGCTTGTCGCGGCGGTCGGTTCCGCCCATCGAGCGCACCCACTCGCCGCCAGCGTCATCACGAACAGCAGTGCGATCAGCCTCGCGGCGTTCGCCGTACCGTTGACGCAGCCACAGCTTGAGGAGCCCGGTGAGCGATGAAAGGAACTCAAGGACGGCCCGCACATCACTTCCCCGTCACGGCCTTGACTTCGGCCTTCACGGTTTCGGACTTGCCGTCCGCCACGGCGCCCTTGTTCTGCCCGAAGTGCGCGGCAAGGGCATGGGCCCAGCGGTAGGAGACGGCATAAAGCCCGGTCGGTTCCTTGGGCACGGGCATCCAGACGGTGGCTACGGCGCATAGGCCGCACACGGTCATGACCACGCTCAGGGCGGTCACGATCCACGCCGCGTCGGGATACTGCGCGGAAAGGCTCATCAAGGTCGAAAGGATGAAATCAATCACGGTCGCTTCCATCAGTACTTGCCTCCATGCTGGTAAAAGGCCACGTCGCGGGGCTTGTCCGGGTCGTTGTCCGCATGAATCCATGTCGGAGCCAGCTCAATGCGCCGGAATCCGGCTTCAAGCAGCGCCTGAAGGATGACGAAACGGGAATGGGAATCCACGCAGCGGATATCCACGGCATAGCCGCGAGTGTGCGCGGAGGTGGGTACACCGCCGACCGCCTTGTTATGCTTCGGGCAGCGGTAGGCGGAAGAAAGGGGGAACGGGATGCCCGCCAGATCGCGGGCCTCATCGAGCATCTGGAGCAGGTCGGCGTCCATCTTCTCCATGCCTGCGCCGCACCCGCACTTGCAGCGGAACTCGACCGGGGAGAAGTGACGCAAGGGAAGAACAGCCATAAAAAACTCCTGATTTTTGGTCAGGAGCATAGCATTTCAAGGGGATGGGGGTTCAAGGGGTTGTTGGAAGGTTTTTTCCTCGCGCGGCTTTCTTCCAGTAGCCGTGCCCGCCGTTCACAGGCTCGACCCAAACGTCGGTATATTGGCAATGTTGACACCCACAGAATCGAGTACTCATGTGCCCGAAGATATGCGAACCGTAACTCCGCATCTCATCCCGTCCGCACAACGGACAAGGAGGACACTTTCGCGGACGTCCCGGTCTGTTCTCGTTGTCGAATGCGCTCACGCTCCTCTCCTTTCATGCTCCCCCGCCCACATGCGAAGGGCCGTCACCGCGACATCAAGGGCCTCGTCCCGCATCCGTTCGGGCGTCTCCTTCTCCACGGCGATCACCAACTCGTGGTATTCTTCCCCCACGACGCCGAGGGCTTGATATTCGCCATCCGCGTGCTCAGGCCACGGGTGCTTCTCTCGCGCCTCGCCCATGCGCTTCGCCAACGCCGCCATCAGGCCGCGCCCGGCCTGCACGCTGCCGTTGCCAAGAATCAACTCCGCTTCCATCAATTCCACGACATCCCCCACCTTTCGCCAGCCTACTGCGCTGCGGATTCCGGTTGCTGTTTCCATACGTTGTGCTTCATGAGCCCCCGTTCTGGCCCCTTGCCCTTGCCGAACAGCGGTTTGCGGTCCTCGACAAGCCGATACACAAACGACGTGTTCCCGTTTCGCCGTTCCCGCTGCGGCCCGAATACGGCGATCTCGTCGCGCTCGACGTCCCACGCGGGGAGTTGCGCATGGATAGCCCTGCCGAGGGCGGCATTGGCGCGGGCCAGCCTGTCTACAAAGCTTTCATCTTCCCTGAACGGCACAACGACCTCGACGATCCGTGAGGGGCTGCTGATTTGCTGCTGGCTCGACACGCCTGGACGCTCCTTTGGGGATTTCCCCGGTCAGATAGTTTTCGATGACTTCCCGCGCCTCCCACCAGCCCTTGCAGACCTCGACGCGGTACCCGGCCTGACGGAGTGCTGTGATCAGCTCCTTCTGCGTATCCTGAACCGTCCCCCCGCGCTGGCGCTTCATCTCGATGTACAGGCCGTGGAATCCCTGCCGGGGCGAAGCAAGGAACACGTCGGGGACGCCCGCCACCACGCCCTCGGCCTTCAACCGCGCCCCGGTGATCTTGTCCCTGCGCCCGCCGTTCGGGATGTGGTACATGACGAAGTGCCGGGCATACGGCGTTCGCTGCCACCAGTCGAACAGGGCTTTCTGCTCTTCCGACTCGGGAGGGCAGGAGGGCCGCTTCGCCGGTGCACGCCGGACGGGGGCAGGTTCGTTGGAAGCGCTCCATGTCATAAGCCGTTCTCCTACAGCGCCCGTTGCAGGACGCTCCTGAAATTCGCCGGAATGGGCAGCGGCTTCCGGCGGTCAAACTGTCCGGCCTGATTGTCCGGCCTCACGCCATGCCGCCATTTCTCCATGAACGACAAGCCCGCCTTCCAGCCTTCCTCGCGCTGCGCCTGCGTCGGCACGTCGATGACGGGATCGCCAAGCAGAGGGCCACGGGACGCAACCGGCACAAGCGGGGGCGGTGCGTTCGCCTCGTCCTCCCATCGCCGCCCGGACAGCCACCCGGTCAGCATCTTCGGCGTCTTGCCCCGCGCCACGAGGTCGGGCCTGCGTGCCGCTTCTTGTTGGGCCGCCCGGCAAATAACAGACACAAGGGACTCGGATAGTCCTTTGATGTCCAGAAAGGCGTCCGCAGCCTCGGCCTTCCCGCGCTTGTAGCCGAAGGCGTCCCACACGCTGGTAAACCATGTCAGGGCTTGGCCTGTAAGCTGGCGGTTGCCAGCCGTCCGATACGTCGGCCCGGACGACGGGGAGGGTTCGGGGGCAACAACAACCTGCTCGGGGGCCGCATGGGGTGCCACCTCTTCCTGCCTTTCCTTCCCGGCAGGCGAAGCGCTCACCTCCGCTGCATCGGCGGATGCAGAAGGGATTTCTTTTCTTGCTTTCTTCCCTTCTTCTATCGTGTGCGGAACCTGTGCGCCGCTTGTGCGCTCGTTGTGCGGCTGCTGTGCGGCCTCTTCCGTAGCAGACTGGTATAACTGCCAATTCACGACGGTAATCAGAGTGCATACTTTTCCGAAAGTCTGGCGCGAGATGAAGCCGTCGTCCTCAAGCGTCGCCAGCATCCGCATCACCTGATACCGCGACAGGTCAAGCTCGCTCGCCAGCGAAGCCCCGGAACAGGCAAGCTGGCCAGGCAGGATTTCCTGCCCGTGAAAGTATCCTTGCTTCCAGTTCGCCTTCTGGAGAAGGGTGATCATCAGCCCACGATACAGCGCGCCCCGGCTCCACGACTTCGAGTCCTCAATCTTGCGCCAAACCTTGAAATAGCCGCCCATATTCACACCTTTCCCTTGACGGCAGGCCCGGTTGCGGGCATACTGTTTTCAACGTTTTGATGAACTTGCATCATCTTTTCCCCTTTTGGCCCGTTGCTCCACAGCGGGCCTTTTTCGTGTTCTGAACCTTCAAGCGGCACTTCAATTCTATCTCCACACTTCGCGCAGGCCTTCCGATACAGCCAGTTCCAGCTATGCTTCTTGCAGGGCCGCAAATGCGGATATTGTGCGGCGGCTTCCTTGAGCCCTTCCGTTGTAAGGAACCCCACGGCCCCGGGTGAAGGAATACGGTGGCGGCAACGGATGTTCATGACTCCACCAGCCGCTTGAACAGGTTGATGAAGTAGATTTGCCCCTTGCCCGTGATTTTCGGCGTGCGGGTGATGCGGCTTTCCCCACTGCTTCCGATGCGGGTGCCCTCCTTGATCTCCATCCATCCGGCATCCATGCTTCTCTGGGTAGGCATGTTGGTCTGGGAACCATCCTTGTGCAGGTAGCCCCTGTTCCTGAGCCACTCAAAAAAACGGTTCTGCCCGATGTCGTACCCCGTGGCCTGCTTGATGAGCTTCGCCATTTCCCCGACGGAGATACTGGTTTTGGCGACCTCGATGGATTCGGCGAAGACGACCTTGGGCTTCACTTCCTCCATCCTCTGCTCCAGCGCGAGACGCTTCTGCTCTTCAAGAAGCCGCTGTTCCTCCTTGTCCGCCCACGCCCGCGCCGCCTCCGCCGGATTCCTGAAGTTCGGAAGCGCCGGGGCGCCGTAGCCGCCCGTCCTGCGGATGGACGGAATGACCTCATGCACGATCCAGCGTTTGAACGCCTTGGCCTCCGGCTTGCGGGACCGGAGGACGAGCGAGTACAGGCCCGGCTCGGATATGATGCGGCTATCCCGACGCAATCCTGTGGAATCATTCAGAGTGTGGATAATATCGACTATAGGTCGCTGTTCGTCGTGCTCCAGAATGTCCGGCAGGTCCCGCGTCTCCGTTCCAAGAATGGCGCACACGTCCCGCGCTACGAACCACGGTTCGCCTCCGTACTCGACCACGCGCACGGCCCCGAACTCCCTGTTCTGAAAAATCTGCAATCCGTTCATCTGGGCCTCCCGTCCAGTACGGGGACGGTCACAAAGCCGTGTCCGTGGCGATAGGCTTGTCCGCCGGCCAGCGGATCAAGGGCATCCGCCGCTTCGTTGTTCCATTTTGCGTTCGCTCTGAATTGCGCCTGAATGGCGACGGCCTCGGAAGGCGACAGTTCTCCGTCGGCAACGGCGTCCAGAGTCTTTTTGTTCAGGATCCCCGTGTTCTCGGTCGCCTGCATGACCGCACGCGTGAGGTCTTCCGTGGTGGTGATGTTCGTTGCCGGGTGCATGTCCTCGACCTGCGCCGCGATCCAGTCCGCAATGATGGTGTTGCCCAAAGCCCGGCACAGGACGGGGATGAGTTCGGGGGATGGCGTGTAATCGTCGT